GTATACCAGTTAGTGCAAATACCTCATCACCACGTATTTCATTTACAGGTATAGGAAATACAGTCATATTAGCTCTATAATCCTGCGAAGTGCTATTAGCAGTATAATTACCATAAGATACTGGAAAGTATTTATTAGTATCAGATGCTTTGGTTTGTGGTATTTCTATATAATCCCATGGTGATCTTTCAACAACCATTAAGGTAATAGTGTCATTGTCATGCGACATGTCCACTAACCTTCCATTATAAATTTGAAGACAATCAGATAATGTATTATCACTATTTAACTGACTATAAATCTTTACAGTGCGATTTAAATAAGTATTTGATCCGCCAAATAATTCAGCAGAAAAATCATCACCTTTATACGTAAAATTTGCTAATTGTAGTGAGATATTTCCTGTTTTCGCTTTACTGCGAGCTAGGTCCAATGAGCTACGTATAGTTAAATTAGTATTGATAATTGCGCCATGATAAAAATTACCACCTACTTTTGTATCATTAAGTGCTATTGGTGTAAAATTCGATTCATCACCATAGTATAGTTGTACAATCCAATTTTCAACAAAATTTGTTGCTTTAGTTGCATTTCTATATACTGAAGGTAAGGTAAGACTCACGCAAGATTCCGATTCGTTGCTTTGTTAATTGCAGGTATAATGTGATCTATTACTGTTTCATCAACTAATGGTGCGGATATGTTAACTGTTACTCCACCTGCATCGCCACTTCTATTCATCTGCGCTAAGTTCTGCACACCAATATTCTGTACTGCTTCCCTGCGCATAACAAACTCACCTGCCTGTGCCATGATAGGTACGTTATCTTGACCTTGGACCACACCGCCATTTGCAAAGCGTTGTATACCTCTATTAGTTATCAGACCGCCAGTATGAGCAAAGAAACCAGAAAATAAATTCAGTAACGCTCCACCTGTTGCGCCTTGTGGAGACATTGCTACTAACGAACCAACTGTTCTTAAAAATATACCAAACATTTGACTTGCGTCTTTTGTGTCTCCTTTTAAAGCAGACATTGCGCCTGCTAAAACATTAATAGATGAAGCAGCTTTGTTGCTACTATCATTCGTTGAATCAATATCACTACCTACATTACCAAGATCATCTTTTAACTTGGCAAGTACCGCATCAACATTGCCTAATTCTGCAAACAATTTACGATTTTCTTCAACCATTTGAATTGTTGATTCAATGTTTTTTCTTTGGCCTTCTTCTGTTTGCGCAAATAAATTTATAAAAGTCTTTTGTTTATCTTCTCTGGCTTTTTCTTGGTTCGTCAATGCTTCAACGGCTTCAGCAGCTTTTTTTAATTCCTCAGTCATTAAGTTATTTGCCTGCGCATTGGCAACAATAACTGATATTGCTTTAGCCTGCTCCTCTGTTAATGTAACATAATGATTGTTTGCAACTTGAAGAAACTTGGAATTTTCATCAATTGAAGCTGTATTTACGTCAAAACTGTTTTTTAAATTAGCTAACACCGCACCTTCCGCTTGAATAACTTGACCTATTTGATTAATGACATCTAATCGTCTTTGTTGCGCTTCAACATTAGATGCAACATCTTCTGCTTCTGACTTTCTTGCTGTATTAACCAAGATCATTGCATCTTGTAACTCTACAGAACGATCTGCGGCTAGTTTAATATTATCATTGCGCAGTTTTTCTGCGTCAGTGAGAGATTTAACCTCTGCTGTAAGGTTTTTAATATCTTGTAATTGCTGCTTATTATGCTGCGTCACAAGAACCTTTGCTTTCATGCCAGCAATAATTTCTTCTCGCTCACCTTGTAACACAGCTCTTTGTACAATTAATGCATGTCTTTGATCTTCTAGTGATTTTGTAAAGTTATCAGCAGATTTTTTATGCTCTGCCATGCTTTCTGCTAGTTTTTCTGTTTCGGGTGATGCTTTACCTAAACTATCAATATACTTCTTTAATTCATCATCAGAATCACTTAATTCTTTGTTAAAATCTTTAGTATTGCTTTCTAAATGGTCAAATGCTCCAGTAAATTCTAAAATTGCATCTGTTGCCATTAACACACCTGTAATAAACAGTCCAACTTTCGTTTTTGTTAATGTTCTATCAAACAGTAAAACAGCAAGTCTTGCACGAAGTGTTTGAAAAAATATAACTCCCATCGCAGCACTAACTATACCTAGCGCGGTAGCAAACTCAACAATTTGTTTTTTATTGATTGATGCAGCAAATTGATCTACTAATTTGACAGTGGCTTTTAGCGCAGGTAGAAGAATATCGCCAATCTCTGCTGCGGCTCTATTTAAAGAGTCATTCATGTTGCTTACAGCACCGCTAAATGTCTGCGATAATCTATCTGCACTACCAGAAATACGCCCATCTGGGTCAGCCAAGGCTTCTATTAATGCTTTTCTAAATTCTGGTAATGTAAGTTTTGACAAATCCTCGATACCTTGAGAATCTTTTATAATTTGAAGTATACCTCTTTCTCGGAGTATATCTGCTGCGCCTGCTCCTCCAGCGAAGGCACGACCCAGCGCACTTGCTGCTTCAGTAGCATTCGTACCCATGAATGCAGCCAGGTCTGTGGTAGCTCTTAATGTGGCTTTAGCATTAACACCAAATGCTTCTAACTGCGCACCTGCATTGACTACATCCTGTAATTGGAAAGGTGTTTTAGCCGCAATAGCATTAAAACGATCAAATGCGGCGTTTGCCGCACTGACACTGCCAGTTAATCCGACTAATCTAGTTTTTACATCTTCAAAACCAGATGATGCCTGTACAAACTTATTAACAAAAACTGTTGCTCCGCCTAATGCAAAGCTATATACTAATAATCTATTTCTTAAACTACCTAAACTGCCTATTAGGCCATTTGTAGAACCACGTAATCTATCTGCTGCCTTATTATAATCTTTAGTATTTTTCTCAAGGTTTTTAAAATCTCTAGTAGCGCGAGAAAATCCTTTACTACGAACCTCAATTATAAATTTCTTTTCAGCCATTTTCTTTCTTTATATCTTCTGATTGGAGTGCATTAAATTCTTCATCTATAGCCGAAAAGATGACTAAGCGGTGATAATCTGCTTCATCTATAGTATTTGCCAAAGATAGATTAAATCGCTTCATAGCCATATACTCCTCAAGCGCAAATACAGTCTCAGGCGTTAAAAAGTACGTTGAGTCAGCACAGAATACTAATGAATGATATAACGCAGCACCAAGCGTAAATTTTCCATCGTTGCTCTCATCTACAATACGCCATATTTCATTCCATAGTTCTTCTTCGTCATATGTGATGGTTTTCTTTAGCGTAGGTGACTGCGCTGGGTATGGAAAATGCAGGTTGCGACTAGGCTGGCTTTTATAGCTCATCCACATCGCAACGCGGTGCATTATGACTTTTTTTGATTTACATCCTTGTAAGCATTGTAGATACTCATTAATACTTCATCGATAGCATTGTCATCTAGTTTACCAAGTGACTTTTCTGGATCGGTAAATGCGTAGTTAAGTATCCAATCTAATACGTCAAAAAATTTAGCAGTGTCAATCTCACCTTTCTTAGTGATTGCTTTTACTTCTAACTGATGTAACTCTCTACGCGCTTTAAAGGTTATGTCTGGTACATCAAATGTACCATTGTCTGTTTTTACTTTCATTGTTCATCCTATTAAGATGAAAATGGCGTGCGATCGTGATGAAATTTATGCTGTATGTATGTCTACAACTGAAGTAGTATTGTCACTTGCATTAAATGCACATCTAAAAGGAATTACACTCTTAAAACCATCTTCATCAAAATTAATAGATGCTTGATCTATGAGTGCGGTTGGAGCTTCTATTTGAAATGTTCCATCAGAAATACTAATTGCACATAATGGTTCAGCGGTATCAGCGTAAGTAATCGCTGCATCTGACTCTGCATCTCGTTTTACTACTATGCTACCAGTGACCTCATACCCACCAACTACATATCCTAATGGTGCAAATCCATTTGCAGCAGTGTCAAATCCAACTCTATTTACTGATCGTGCAATATTGAGTTCAAAAGAAAATAAAACTAAATCTTCCGCACTACCACCAGAAGGAGTGATAGTGGTTGCAGAAAGATCGTGCATATTAAAAAAACTAGATTGTGCAGCAATCGTAGTTTCAGTACCGCCACTAAAAGAAATGTTTGCCTTGTCTGGATTAAATCCAGTGACAAATGTAGCTGAACCCATGATAACGCCACCATTACTACCAATATCTCCAGAGAGTGTAAATGACGTACACATACAACTTTTAAATGATAGTGCGGTATCTGCTGCGCTTGCGCTACCTTTGTCAAAATATAATGTCACTGGCACTGCGGTGCTTCCATTAATATTGTGTACAGTTGGCATTGAACCTATCAATGCATGAGGATTACTATTGTCTGAATATAATGCTTCACAAATACGACTAATTGCTTGAGGTGATCCCATAAATTCTAATGTTATTTCATACATTCTATCATGTCGTTGTGCTTTGACCATTTCTGTCGATTGTGTTGCACCACCTGCGCCTTGTCTAAATGGAGCTACTGCTAATGTATGATTTGCAACTTCAGAAAAACTATAACTTGTAACAGGCATATGTATTCTTGTTGCTCCTGTTGCAGCTTTTGTGCCAAACGTAGACTCAGCACCTATAATGACATTGGTCTGTTGACTGGTTTGGAATACTGAACTTTTAGCCATTATTTGTCCTCACTTTTAATTTTTTTAGTTTCTAATGCTTTTAATAATTCTTTTGGTAAAGGCAACTTATCTTTATGAATTTTTACTTCTTTACCTGCTAATAAACGTAAATGGGTTGATAAATGCCCAAGAGAAATAAAATTCTTATCATCTGATAGCTTTTTATATTCTGAGTTTGCTTTTACTTTCATACTAACTCCAATGTTTGACATGTAAATGTTGTAATACTTCTAATTTTGTCATCTTCCTGCTCATACTCAACGCTACCTATGCTTCCATTACGAAACTGATTTTCGCCACTTAGGCTAAATGTATTGTTGTTGAACAACAATCTTTTTAATCTTTCTGTTATACTCATTACCTGTTTAAATGAATTTTTTGTTATGTTATTACTCAAATCTAATTCGTATTGTATGTTTACAGTCACTTCTCTTATTTGTCCATGTGAAAGTGTGTCAAGAACCTCATCGGTAACAGGTTGTAAAAGAAAACTCTGATTGCCTTGATGTTCATCGTAAAATATCTGTATCCCAAATTCATTTGCAATAATACTATTAAGGTTATCAATAACTCTATCAAAGATGACATTCTCAAAAGTGATTGCCATCATTTATACCTTTAAGGATGACATCATCTATAAATCTGCCCACTGCGCACAGTTCCCATTTGTACTTCATCAGATTGAAAAGTTATGGACCACTCGTCATTAACTGTATAAACACCAGCTTGGAATCTTATAAGTGCGCCATATGCTAGTGGTTGGTAATCTCCATTCATTACTTCAGCATCTACTGACTTATGCCTGCGTAAACCAGTATCGTCTTTCGTAAAGACATCATATTTAACAGTGCTTGCAGTGCCAGGAGAAAATGTACCTGCTGTGCTGATTACAACGCGAACCTCATCATAATCAGTGCTTGGTGGTCCAAACATTTTAATATCTTCTATATATCCAGTGGTTGACCCATTGACGCTTATTTCTCTTATGACACCAGATTCACTGCGAAATGATGTTTCATTCCACATAACATAATCGCGTCTTTTTAGCTTTACTAATAATCCATCTTCACCAAGTACGCGCTCCTCAAGCTCGTCTGCTTTTTCTGGGTCTTGGCTACGCACTAAGTCAGCGCAGGCCAGTAACGCATTGCAACGAATTACGATGAAGTCATATGGTCTGTCACTAGCTCCTTGGTAATTTGAGTTACCGCGCTTGTAGATTGGTCTATTTAAATAACTGCGCATATGATCTGCCTGTTCTTTTACGACACGATTCTTGAGGTCTTCCCAATCCTGACCTGCTTCAAATACGCTAGAGTTAAGTGCAGATACTGAGCTAGATGCTAAAAAGAAATCAACAGAATCAGTTGATTCAGTATATTTAAACTCATTATCTGCGTTTGGAGTATCGGTAACCTTCGTCATCTCTACTCCATCCTTGTATAAATTTTCTATATATCCAGTATTGCTTAATCTATATAGATTGGAACTAGGACTGCTCCAATTAGACATTAAAACTCTCTTGCGATCATAACGATCAATGTCGCTAACAATCGCTTGTAAATCTGTGGTTATATTACAAAATGCTGTTAGGTAACTCATGCTTGTGCTATCTCACTTATATTACTATTAGTAGGTAATATGGTGACATTGGGTACATCAGCGCAGATAATCAGCGCAATTATTGTAGCCAGCGTCACGTCCACATCGTTGCGTGGGTCTTCAAGGTTTTTAGCTAGTTCTTTTAGTTCAAACATTAAGTGAATTAACTTATCTATTCGTTCTGCTTCATCCATATTTCTGTACTATTTCACAATATTTCTCTGGAGTACCGCGGCCTTTCGCGGTATTATAATAGACCTTCCATTGTGTTGCCTGTTCTTCTAAAGTTCTAGGCAGTTTCTTAGGTATTCTGCGTAAATGTAATCTGCAAAATGCTATTTGAGCTGCTATGTTCGTAGTAAGAATATACTCCCAGTCTTTTTCTTTTGGAGCAGTAAAATGCGACCAATCTAAATAACAAGCACTAGCAACCGCCTTCATTAAGTCTTGGCGATACTGTAAATAGTTTTCAATTATATCTACCGCTACCCAAGGTTCACACTGATACACACCGCGAGCTGGGCCTTTTATCTGCTCCAAATAGACGTACTTTGACTCTACCAAACCTATGTTATAAATGAACTCTGCTGCTTCAGAAGAATATAGGTCTATCTTCTGCAAGACACGCTTGATGAGTCCTTTCATTTGGTCTGGATTAATCATTTGCGCTTCATCCTACGCTTCATCTTATTCTTCTTCTTTTTACCTTTCTTCTTTTTCTTTCCATAATGGTATGGCATCATGCGCTCCTTACTTTACTTCTTGTTCTTTTACTGTATCTTGCGCGTTGCTTACCTTTCTTGTTTGCAGCGCGCTTTAGCCTATTCTCATAAGCTCTCTGTGATTTTGTTAATCCTTTGCGGACACTGGCAGGTAAGTACCTACCGCGCTTTCTACGTGGCTTTTTCTCATCACCTTTTGTAACATAACCCCATTTCTGCTTGGTCCATTTACGTAAACTTTTCTGTGACTTCTTTAACGCCATTATCTATATCCACCGCCTGCACGTTTATATGCCAAGGCTAACATCTGCGATTTTCCACTCTTTTCC